GTAATAAGGTGTTTTCATTTTTGTTGACATGCGTTGTGTTTTGTAGTATATTAGAGTTTGTAGTATTAATCTATAACATAATTTAATTAGTTTGTAAAATGAAAACTGACAAGAAAATAGAAAATAATAGGTGCACTTCACATGAGATAATACACAATGTTGAGCCTGATGTAGATAAAATTATATTAGGAAATGAAGATACTTTTATGTTAGAAAATGGAGATACTTTTATGTTAGAAAATAGAAATAACCTGTTATATACGATGGATGAGGAGGATAAAAGAAGGCTCAACCAGCTGATACATGATATTTTATTTCTTGAGGGTTTGACCCATGTTTTAAGGGGGTATGGTGTTGGAATAGCAGATAAATTGGGTTTAAATTATCGTGATTTGGAATATCATCTCCAACCTGATGGTACAGAGTATGAATATTATAAAGACCATATCTCGTACAATGACGCTGAAAGTATTAGTGTTAATTTTTTAAATATTGAGAGTACAGTGGCAAAAGTAATAGCAACTCAAATTCCTGATATAATTGAACGCCTTAAGATTTTAGCGTCAATATCACTAATTAAGTTATACAAGAACATAGGCTTAGAACGTATAGCAGGTTTTCATTTTGAGAAAAGTTTTGTAGGACATTGCAAAATGAAAGTTAAAAACTACAAATCATTAAAATTATATGAGCTATTTGCATGGGTAGTTGACAATTTGAATGATATTATTTGTGATTTGGAGTGTCAAATTTTTAAATGTATTCGTATGAAAAATTTCTTAAGCGAAATGCCTACTTTGGAGGCATCTGTGGATGATAATGTTGCAGATTGTGCTAATGAAAAATTAGTAGCTTTTGTCAGTAGTACTTTTAAAACTATTGACAAAAAATAGTAGTGCGTGAATTTGAAACCTTACAAATTCAAGGGTTAGTTAAAAAGCACACATTAGAAATTGAAAGTTTAAAGCAAGTAATAAAAACCTACGATCAAAAATATTAAAATTAAATCATATAGTTGAATGTTTGCGGGATGAGGTTATATCATTGAAGAATGACAATCATAAGCTTAGAACTCAAATAGATTTGAGGAAAGAAAAAACAGCCATATTAAAAGCTTTTGAGTTCACTAATGAAAACATAGAGCGAGTGAGGCGAATGGCTTGCGGTATGTCTAAAGAGCAGATAGCTAAATGTTTCAACATGACTCTTGCTACATATTTGAATAGAGAAGAAGAACTACCAGCGTTGAAGCAAGCGTATGAAGTAGGTGCTGGTGAGTTCATGGAAGAAAGTATATCAATACTCAAGAAAAGAATACGAGAAGGATGTTTGAAAAGTCTTCTTTTCTTTTTGAGTACTAAAATGAATTTCAAAAATAATGTTGACAACGGCATGCAAATTACAATAGCACAAGAGTTTTTAAATAAACCACTTAAAATTGTCAACGGTGATGGTAATTATGAAGCTGACTTATTAGAAAAATACAAAGAAAAAATACTATCAGTTTCAATCAAGCAGAATAATTCTACTAATCTAGATGAATGAATTTGATGTTTTTAGTTTAGAGCCTTGGGAAGATGGCTTATACATGCCAACATCATATAAGCTATTGTATGGTGGTAGAATGTCTGGAAAATCTACTAAGGTTGCAATGGCACATTTGAGGTTATCGTTTCAAATGACGAGTAAGATAGTAGCTTGTAGGAAATATTTTAGCGACATTCAAGATAGCGTATTAAGTTTATACACGAGAATAATTGGTAGTGTAAAAGAATATGAACCTTTCTTTCATATTACTAATGAGCGTATTATTAATAAATGCTCTGGGGTAGAGATTTTCTTTAAAGGAATTAGAGACCACAATGCAAATAGTATCAAATCTGTTGAGAATATAGGTATTCTATGGATTGAGGAGGGGCAATTTATCAACGAGCCTACTTGGGACATTGTAGATAATACATTAAGGGAAGAAGGATGCCAGTTATGGATCACGATGAACCCACAAAATGAAAGTGATTTCATATACAGACGCTTCATTGTTGAAGGTGAAAAAAGATATGGTAGGGATTTATTTATAAAAAAGTTGAACTGGTATAATAATCCACATTTAAGTACAGATGCGCTTGCTAAAATTATGCGGATGCGAGAAAATGACTTTGATACATATATGCATGTATACGAGGGCGAGTGTTTAAAAAATTCTAAACGACATGTTTTTAAAAGTGAATTTTTTGAGATTAAAGATTTTGAAGAGCCACAAGGTATATATCCGTATTTTGGTCTAGATTTTGGATATACTGATGCTAGTGCTGGTATTAGATGTTATATTGCAAATGATTGTATATATATGACGCATGAATTTAAAAAAACTCATGTTAGTGTTGATTGTTTAGGTGAGGAGTTAGAAAAAACGCTAAAAGATTATAAAAAAAATGGTAGATATACAATAACAGCTGATAGTTCAAGCCCTGATTTAATCAACCTGCTAAATAAATATGGATATCCATGTAAACCTGCAATTAAAGGCAAAGGTTCAATTGAAGCGGGTATAACTTATATTAAAACATTTAAAAAATGCTATGTACATCCAAGATGTCAAGAATTTTTAAAAGAGGTCTATGGTTTACAATATGCAGTTGATGCGCGTAGCGGTCAACTTAAAGACCAGATAGAAGATAAAAATAACCATTTAGTAGATTGTTGGCGATATGCGCTTGAGGATTGCATGAAGAACCAATATAATTATAATTTTAATTATAATAATGGTGCTATTGATTCAATAGATTTCATTTAATATGGATAAAAATACATTACGGGTATTTTCTTTTTGCGGTGGTGGTAGTAAGGGTTATGGCTCTAACCGGTTTATGCAAAAATTTTTACATCAATGGGGTATAGCTCAAGAAGATTTTTACAAAAATGTAGATGTCATGTGTGGTACATCCATAGGAGCAATATTAACTTGTGCTTATGCTTCAGGTAGAACGCCTGATTATATGGAAAGTTTCTTTTTAGATGATGCCAAGAGAGTATTTACAATTAGAACTGCCGGCGATGTTGCTAGTGGGAGTCACAATGCAAGTGAAGACTCAAATAGACCTAATTTAGCTCAAAAAGCATTAATGTTTGCTAACAATGAGCCATTTTACAAGTCTGCGTATGAAAATTCAAATTACGGCAGTAGTAAATTACATCAAATTCTTGTTGATAATTTTAGTACAAACACATTAGCTAGTCTTAACATACCTGTGATAATACCTGCTTACATGGAGGATATGGATAAATATGTTGTTTTCTCTAATATTAACGATCCAGCTTATTTTGCAGGTAATACTGAAACTATAGTTAATGTTTGCAGAGCATCTAGCGCAGCACCTGTATATTTACCAGCACATCAATTTGGAGGGCATTTTTACAGCGATGGAGGGCAATATGCCAATGATGCTATATTGATGGCTATTAATTTAGGATTAAGCGTAAAACCTCATGCTACGAGGATTGTAGTGGTTGATGTTGGTACAGGTATAGGTAATATTAGTTTTGATGGTAGTGCGGAAGCATCAACAAGTGTAGAGCATTTAGCAGTTATAGCTTTTCAAGTCATGAATAGAGCAATGACTGGTGCTGAAGAATGGAGTAGGTATGTATTAGATTATGCAAATAGTAGGTTGTTGAAAGATTTTTTAGGTAGAGAGCTTTACTATTATAAATTTCAAATTAAATTTCCAGCTAATTTTGCAAATGAATTAGATAATAGTACTTCTGCGTGGTTAGCAGATTTAGCTAATTTAGTTGACACACATTACGCAAATGAAAGCGATAAAATTTCAAGTATAATATCACATTTAGAGGCTTAGGATGAAATATGATTTACTATATAATTTCATATCGCCTTTAACTGGATCAATAGCTGTAAATAAAGGTTATATCTTAGTAGGAGATAATAACTCACGATCGCAAGCATCACCTATATTAATTGATATTCGCCAAGATATAATTGATTTACGAAGGCAAATAGGAGGTTTTGAGGAATTAAAGAAATTACAACACAATAGATTATGGATAGGTGATTATAGTAATGAGCCTGTAGAGCAATTACATATTAGCACTTTAAATTTACCAGTTTTAGTTGAAGCTGTATTTCCCAATCCTATAGCATCAGTTAGTGGTGATTTTAGGATACCTAATCCAACTTTTGACTATTCTTCAGCTTTTGATTGGGTTATGTCTGGGCCTTTTTTACCTCAAATATTTGCAACTAAATATGATAGTTTAGGTAATCCAATTGGCACAGAAGTGTCATCATCTCTTGCAATGACGCAAGTACGATTGGCTCAAATCATGAAAAGATTTGACAATGCTAGTTTTATTGTAGGGTGCTCTGTTGTTAATTTCAATTGGGAAAATCCTAAAATGCATCTTATTCCTGAGTCATTAAAGCAGTTATATGGGCTTGGGGAGACATATACTTTTACAAAAGCGCAATCTTTAGGTAGTTTAGAAACAGGATTACTTAAAAATAATGTTAGTGATGAGACTGGTACATTATCTACGGCTGTATCGGGTGAGGATTATGTAAATACTGCAAATATTCCTATTGGTAATTTAGTTATTTTGGATCCGTTATATCCAAGTACAGGCCATAAGTTAATAGCTCCAACAGAATTTAGCACTAGGGGTAATATAGCTAATGAGTTTGGGTATCCTACTGCAAATTCAATTAATATATTAACGGGTGTTGCAAGTATATTTGAAAAGTTAGCAGTAAGTTCTATAGAGGGCAATGTTTTGATTAAAACAAATACTAAAGGTGAGCTTGTCAAGGCTATTGCTGGGGCTGATTATGTTTTGCCATCAGTTCTTGTTGACATACTAGATACTTTATCGCACACGACATCTATAATTAAAAATATTATAGGTGTATCAACAAGTGTAAATATTAAAGATGTGACGCCATCGCAAGCAACAGCCTTGACAAATGCTGTAAAAAACATGGTAGGTATAGAGGAAACAGCAGAAATAGCCGAGTTAACAATGGAGGCAGGCGATATATTTGTGAGTAAATCTGCGTTAATTGAACTTGAGGCACAAATTGCTGCTTTAGCTGGAGTACAAAGTATTACAGCACTTGGTTATGTGCTTGGATTTTTAGGTTTGGCGGCTTCTGGCAAAGCGTATGGTGATTATATTAGAGGTCAAAGTTTAAACATCAAAAACAGCTATAAATCAGGAGATTTGAACGATGAAGGACATAATGCTGTAGGTGATTTTGAGTTTAGGTATCCATCAGGATATAGTTCTGATAATAGAGGATTTAGTACATTATGGTTTGACTCAAAAGGAAGAGCTGGTAGCCATCAGTCAAGCGCAGGACTTCGTTTATTCGCTTGGGATAGTGGTGGGGATCATCTTGGTTTTGATGCTCCACTAGCTCCATTACATATAGGGCTTTTTGGATATCAAAATAAATATAATATATCACCTATACCTAATCCTACTCCCATATATAAAGGATTTATATTTGAAATACCGGAATTTCATAATGAAGATAGTGGAGATGATTACTATAGGTTCCCGAAGAAATTTGGTCTTTATGCGGTGAAAAAAACAATTAGTACATTTTTTACGCAAAAATGGGGCTGGGATACAAAGGATACTATTTTTGAATATGACTATAGTACATTCAACATACATAAAGATGTAAAAGTAGTAAGTAAGGGGGCAATAAAAATTCCAGTAGGCAATACATTAGAAAGACCTAGCAATTCCGAGCGAGGTATGATAAGATGTAATATAGAACTTTAATAATTTTGCGAGTAATTTTATGGCACAATCAACTTTACCAGTTTGCAAACTGGAATATAGCGATGCAACAGATTGGTTCTCATTAGCTAGTGAGAACTGGGTTTTAAACACAATAGGAAATATCCCTCCTTGTAATGTTGCAACAACAACTAATTTAACGGCTACTTATGTTAATGGAACAAATGGGGTTGGAGCGACATTAACTAATTCAGGAACACAAACAGCGTTAGCTATTGATGGAGTAAATTTAGTTGTAGGTGATAGAGTTTTAGTCAAAAATCAAACTAATACAACTGAAAATGGAATTTACATAGTATCAAACATAGGTTCTGCAAGTACTAACTGGGTGTTAACGAGAGCTAGTGATCAGGATACTTCTACACAATTTAAGCGTGGTTCGGCAGTAGAAGTATTTGCGGGAAGTGTCAACTCTCCTAAAATTTTTATGTTAATAAGTAATGTTAGTGGTAATATAGGTTCTGTTGCAATTGTTTACGCTGAATTATCAAGTAGTGGATTAAGTAATGTACTTGGCACTACCAGTCAAATAGTAGTTACGGTAGCAGATGGAGTTGCTACACTAGCACTTGCACCTGACCCAATATTTCTAGGCAATGGTTCAGTGACTTTACCGAAAGGGACAACAGCTCAACGCCCAGCTTCGCCTGTTGTTGGCATGATTAGAATTAATACAAGTCTTTAATGGGTAAAATGGCTAAAATTGTTGAGGTTTTTGATGGAACAACATGGCAAGTGCAAGAAGGTACAATAGCTGAGGTAAATGCTTTACTTGCAGATAAAACATCGTATTTAAGTAAACTTGTATCAAAAGGGTATGGTTTTGATTCAGAACACCAATTTTTATATCTAATAGATGGCTAAAGTTGAGTTTTTTGATGGAACATACTGGCAAATAGTCGTATCTTTTGTCAATCAGATAGATTATTTAGTTAAGTCAAATAATTTATCTGATTTAACTAACATTACAACAGCACGCTCTAATCTAAATGTTTGTGCTTTAGCTAATCCTAGTAGTAGTGGCTTAACACTCTCCGTAAATACAACAACAATGACGGCTACTCTTGGGCTAAATACGGAATTAAATGGATTAAGTAATTTATCTGCTAGTGGAATTCTAACTAGAACAGCAACGGGCACATATACGCCAAGGTCATTAACTGCTGGTAGTGGCTTAAGTATAGCAAATGGCAATGGTGTAAGTGGTAATCCTACTATTAATTTAACCACTCAGCTACAGAATTTAAACAACTTGAATAGTTTAGGTCTTGTAGCATTATCTGCAACAGGTGTAGGCAGTAGTTCTTTTGTTAACAGAACATTAACTGCTGGTACTGGTATAAGTATAGCAAATGGCAATGGTGTAAGTGGAAATCCTACTATTTCTCTTGGAACTGTACCAATTAGCTCACTATCAGGTTATCCTAACAATAGCTCCCTGTATCTAAGGGGAGATGGTGTATGGGGGTATATTCCAACTATAGATTTACCATACTACATGTATACTGCGATTAATGGAAAAATGATAATATATAGTACTAATCCTGAT